CTTAGCTAGTCCTGCGAAGGATGTGCGTGGGTGCTTCTTCTTCAGGCGTCTGTATTCCCTGGCGTAGCGCTTGTTGTACGCGCTCGCCTTGCGCTTGACCTTGGGCTTTTCGTACGCTCTCCTGGCTGTCTTCCGAGTCTCTCCCTTCTTCGTTCCCGAAGAGCCTAGGGATTCCCCACAATTCGGACAGTAGTTGGGCACCCCAACCGCCTCAGTTGTCACTTGCCGTACTCTGGATCGCTATGCTCATCCAATCCTTGGTGGATAGTTTGACTATCTTGCAACGGATCCTGGCGGTGATAGACACGATGTTCCCACCACTGTCGCCGCCATCGAGGCCGCTGGTGAGGTAGAGCGAATCATTCACGACCATCCTTGACTCATCCAGCTTGCCGAAGCTGTCCGGATAAAAGTCCTGTGTCGATGTTCCCGAGTTGTTGGTGATGTCGATGTCAATGGTTCCACTGGCAATCAAGGAGTTGTCATCAGCACGAACCAACTCGGAACCAGGGTTTAGATCAGTGAGTTGAGTTGAGAATGCAGAGTCAGCATTGCAAGCTTGAGCCAGGGGACCGCCGAAGTCAGTGCCGATCTGCATGATGAAGTCAACTTCTTCTATGGAGATCGCCTGTTGGTCGCCAACGTCAACGTAGGCACCCAGGTCGATCGTACCGCTCACTCTGTCACCGCTTACGGCAGTGGTCTGGAAAACCACCGTCTCAGTCAACCAGAAACTGCCGGTCTTTGCTCTTGCCATGTGTGTACGCGGGTGCCCGTGGTTTATAATCTATAGATTTCCACTTTCGGGGATGAGCTCTATCGGAATCCGGGGCGAAAATGGGCCCTTGGGTCCATTCTGCGCCCTATCTTCCTTGTCCGTTCACCCTGAACGCTCATCCCACTGACTAAGGCGCTAACCCGTTGCTCCTTCGGACAGGCAACGTGCCATGAGCGTAGCGAAGCGAGCCACTGGATACTTAATCTACGCCCCTCTGCATCCTGTTTAGTAATACTTTTAATGGGTAGATGGGTCGCCACACCATGGCAAGAGGACGCAGGAACCGTGCTGAGATGGCCTTACAGGGCTCTTTCAGCAACCTGACTGCACGGATACCCACTAACCTATGGGAGATGTTGAACGACTACGCACGCAAGAACACAGCGAACAACCGTTCCTTGGCTCTTGAGAGGATCCTGAGAGAGTGGCAGGCGTGGGACAACGATGTGAAAGAGGAAATAAAGGAGTTGAGGATGAATGAATGACCCTGAAGTAATGGAACGGATAGCACTCGCATTGGAAAGAATAGCTCGTGCCCTGGAAGCCGCTGATTGGAGGATGATTGAATGAAAGTCTACTATCGTGACAAGTCAAAGGTCATGCGAGCGATCCCAGGCCTGACCATCCACAGGTCTACAATCTTCATCGATAAAAGTGTATACACTTTGACCAGGACGGATGACTATGATTGGATGTTCGTGGTGATTGAATGACGATGTGCGCTCGACACACAGACATCGTCCTGAATGGTGTATTGATGGGATATGAGATATGTCACGAGAAGATGATCTTCAACCTGGAGCGACGCACCTGGTATTGCCCGAAGTGCGGAAACTCGGTACGCGTACCCAGGGAACAGCAATCCCTGAACGAATACACATGATAGACCGGGGTTGGTCACGTCCACTTGTTCCAGTAGGTCTTGGCAATCAAGGATGCGTTGCCAGGGATGTTGAAGTAGCCAGGCGTCGGGTTCGTTCCCTGTTCCCAATAGTGACCCTCGCCTGTGTAGAAGTCAAGGACATCAGCTGTCGCTCCTTCATAGACGATCCCTTTCTTCTCTGCCTGGCTAACGATGACAGTACCGGTCACGGCTCCGACAGTATACCCGACCCCGACCGTTGCCGCTACAGTTGCCCCACTCCCCAGAGCGGCGGCCGTTCTGGTGGTGGTGAATGCAGTCCCCATTATTCCAATGTCACTAACTGCGGCGACCCCAACCCGGGCAACATAGGGCGCCGCCCATCTCGTCCCCGCCCATGCTGCTCGCCATGTTCGACCACTGGACAGCGCCGAGGTGAGGCCGGTGGTCAGCGCAGCCCATCCTAATGATCGGCCTAGACTTCCACCTTGAAGCCCGACACCCACTCCAGTACCCACACCCAGGGCGATGGGTATCTTCCACCACATTCAATCCACCGTCGGGGCTATGACGTAGGAGCGCCGGAGACGTTCGATGTAGCGGAGGTCTGTCTCCTTGGCGATCAGTGCCGGCACGACCACCGCAGTAGGTGGTGAGCGGATGATGTTCCCTCCTGCCAGGTCGAGAGCGCTAGAGAGATGGATGGCCCGGCATATGTACAACTTCTGTCCTGCGGTTGCTGACCCGACACCCCACGAAGAAGACCGGGTTTGATTAGGCAGGAATGGAGCGGTATCTCCAACCGCTGAAGGAGCGAATTGGAAAGACCTTGCATTCCCGTAATGGATGTCTTCCAGTTCGTAACTGTCACCTACTCGCTTCAGACCGAAAGAAGCTTCTCCTCCACTTAGACCAGGGGGAATCCAATTCCCAGAAAGAGGAACGACACCATCAAAGGTTGCGTCTGTGATGTACTCTTGAGAGATCATGTCCCAGACTTGCAATACACCCAGCGCATTAGTGGTGGTATAATTCCAATCGCATCCTTCCTGGAACATTGGATTCACGGTGAACAAGGTTTCCTGTTCGACGACGATGCCGGAGAGATCGAAATAACTCCGGAACACGGCCCAAGATGTCGGGCCACCTGTCGAATCCTCAGCAACCAGGAGAGTCCATCCTCCACCACCCACGGTGAATCCAGATGGGTCCTCCCCAGCAACGTCGAGAGGAGGGATGAATTGCCTGAGCAGGCGCTCTTTGACTGCTTCTTTAGCCATTCACTTCCTCCTCGCTGCCTTGTGGGCCTTCTTAGCTAGTCCTGCGAAGGATGTGCGTGGGTGCTTCTTCTTCAGGCGTCTGTATTCCCTGGCGTAGCGCTTGTTGTACGCGCTCGCCTTGCGCTTGACCTTGGGCTTTTCGTACGCTCTCCTGGCTGTCTTCCGAGTCTCTCC